CTAAGGTTGCTAAGTTAGAACTGATGGTCAAAGAATTACAGAATGCTTTTGTTATGGCTACCCAGCAGAATATAGTACATGCCTCTGAGACTGTTACTAAGAAAGTTAAAGCAAATGAGAATAGATCTAAGTAGGCAAGAGTTATTTATTTGCGAATACTTTGGAACAATGCGTCGCAAGAATGCAATGCAATTCAATGTGGATAGGCAGGTAAGTAAACAGAATCCGTATGACATGGATATTGATGGGTTCAAAGGTGAGTTTATTGTGGCTAAGTATTTAAATCTAATGCCAGACTTGACTCTCAACGAGCGTAAAAATCCAGTCGATCTTTGGAGGAATGGTAAATCTATTGATGTCAAAGCTACTAGAAACTTACTAGGAAATATCTATGTTACAATGTATCATAAGAAAAATCCATGTGATTATTATATTCAAGTTGTTGTAGACGATACTGGAGGAACTATTCGTGGTTGGATTAGCGGAGTAGAGTTATTTGAGAAAGCAAGACTGAACGAAGAACACAGTCATCCGTCTTATATGCTGCCTCAAGCACAGTTAAAATCAATCGGAGATTTTATTTAATGAAAGATGCTATACTCTTAGTAGCTTTGGTGCTGGGTTTAATAGTAGGGTATATTGTTAATGAGTATCGACATATGTTAGAACACATAGAATGTAATAGTTATTCTACTAAGCATTCTAAGTGGGACGGATATGTAGCAAAAGATGAGCATGGACAGCTACGTTGCTTTTGGTTAGAGCGTGAGTATCCCTGGAGAATAAGACAAGGAGTACCAGCATAAAGGATAGGAATGAGAAAGATTATTCTCGACATAGAAACCAACAGTACACACAACAAGATTTGGATGTGTGCTACCAGGGAAATAGGAGGAGACGTAACAGTATGGAAGGAAGCAAGAGAGTTACAAAAGTATTTGGACAGTTGCGATTTGATTATCATGCACAACGGAATATGCTTCGATGCCCCAGTACTGAGAAAGAACTGGAACATTACGATGAAGCAGAGCCAGATGTACGACACGCTCGTACTAAGTCGACTTCTAAGTCCAAGCCTAGAGGGAGGACATAGTCTTGCTGCATGGGGTGGACGCTTAGGTTTTCCTAAGGGAGACTTCAATGACTGGGATGCTGGGTACTCTGCTGAGATGGAAGCTTATTGTATCCAAGATACCTTAGTAACTGAGAAGTTGTATTTACATTTAACTACTGAATTAACTAGAAATAAATTTAACGAGAGGAGTATTAAACTTGAGCACAATGTACAAGCGGTCATCGCAAAGCAAGAAGAAAGTGGCTTCAAACTCAACGAAAGGAATGCTATCATTCTTCTTTCAACGCTGCAAAATAAGTTGGTTGTTCTTGAAACTGAGCTTCAAAACATTTTTCCAACCAAGACAATCTTACGAGTCTCAGAGAAAACAGGCAAACCTCTTAAGCCAATCATCGAATCCTTTAACCCAGGAAGTAGAAAGCAAATTGGTGAAAGACTTCAAGAAAAGGGTTGGAAACCCGACAAGTATACGGAAACAGGTCAGCCCATCGTCGACGAAGGGACGCTCGAAGGCTTAGATTTTCCTGAAGCTAAAGCTATCGCTGAGTACTTGTTACTACAGAAAAGAATAGCACAGATTCAATCGTGGTTAAAAGCAATACAACCTGATGGTAGGGTGCGTGGTAAGGTAATAACGAATGGTGCAGTCACTGGACGAATGACGCACCACAGTCCTAACATGGCACAAGTACCTAGTTGTGGTAGCCCCTACGGAGAAGACTGTAGGGATCTTTGGATCGTAGAGAAAGGATATAAGTTAGTAGGTATTGATGCCTCAGGATTAGAACTGAGAATGCTTGCTCACTATATGAAAGACGATGCGTATATTTATGAGGTCACACAAGGTGATATCCACACAGCCAACCAGAAAGCTGCTGGACTCGAAACACGTGCTCAAGCAAAGACGTTTATATATGCATTCCTCTATGGTGCAGGGGCTGCCAAGATCGGGAAAGTTGTGGGTGCTGGAGCGAAAGAAGGACAACGACTTATTGATTCTTTTCTGGAAAACACCCCGAAACTGCGAACACTTAGGGAGGACGTGGCTAGAATCTGCAAGTCGTCGGGATCATTACCAGGTCTTGATGGACGTAGACTACACGTTAGGTCTGACCACGCAGCAGTCAACACACTTCTCCAAGGTGCGGGTGCGATTGTCATGAAGCAAGCACTAGTGATCCTAGATGAACGACTGAGTAAACTCGGTGTTGATTATAAGTTTGTTGCTAACGTGCATGACGAATGGCAGATTGAAGTAGAAGAAGCATACGCAGACATGGTAGGTAAGTTAGGAGTACAAGCTATCGAGCAAGCAGGTCGTGTATTAGAAATGCGATGCCCTCTCACTGGCGAGTACAGAGTAGGAAATTCATGGAAGGAAACACACTGATGGATGAAATTAAACAAGCAGTACTTAAACTTCTAAGACAAGGTAATCATGTGTCGACTGTTAGATCACTGCTACGTGAAGCAGAGAAAGAACTAGACCAAGCACAGGAATACTTAGAAGCTATCAAAGATGCAGACTTTGCACCATGAAGATGGAAGATATACCTGAGCATGTAGAACCATTAGTTATTCTAGGAAATGACAACGATTACTTGACTGTATATACTTGTCTATCCAATGAAGATACTATCGAAATACTGCGTCGATCCTTACATGTCCTTGAAATAGAACAGGAAGAAGCAGATAAAAACTTGCATTTGCATTAAAAATAGTGTATAATATATGTAGTTGTTTACTAAGGAGAAATAAATGGAACAAGCAAAACCAGTACCAATTAAAGCCGACCTCTTCTGGGCTTCATTAAATGAGAAGAACAAATATTCTGACAAGTTTCAGGTAGATCTTTGCAACCTATCCAAGGATGCTATCAAGACTTTGATGGACATGGGCATCAATGTAAAGAACGATGCTAAGAAACCTGACCAAGGCTTCTTCGTTACTGCTAAGAGCAAGCTATATCCTATCCTCGCAGTAGATGAGAAGGGTAATCAGATCAATGTTAAGATTGCTAACGGATCTAAAGGTGTAGCTTTGATTAAACCATACAACTACAATGTTGGTGGTAAGCAGGGTGTAGGAGTAGGCATTAGCAAGATCATCGTTAAAGATTTGATCGAGTACAAACCTACTGGTGTTAACCTAGCAGACATCGAGGAAGAAGCTCTCTGATGCACACTGCCCTGATTGATGGGGACATCTTAGTATATCGCATTGGCTTTTCATCCGAAGAAGATGAGGAGTCAATAGCGATAGCTAGGTGTGGTGAGTTTCTAGAGAACCTGATTCTCTTCAATGGATTTGAGGACTACAAAGGATACCTTACAGGTGGTGGTAACTTCAGGAATGAAGTAGCAGTAACTGCTCCGTATAAAGGTAATCGTAAATCAGCTAAGCCAAAGCACTACGCTATACTAAGACAGTATATGCAGCAGAGCTGGGGCTTTGAGATGATTGAAGGACAAGAAGCAGACGACGCTATTGGTATCGCAGCGTATGCACTAGAGCCTGGTGAGTATTGTATTTGTACAATTGATAAAGACTTAGACATGATTCGTGGTGATCACTTTAACTTTACTAAGGATCTCCGATATTATGTGACTGAGGAAGAAGGCATCAGGAATTTTTATAAACAGATTTTAACTGGTGATAGGGTCGACAATGTTATTGGGCTTAAAGGCATTGGAGAAGTTAAAGCAGAAAGAATACTCAAAGAATGCAAAGACGAAAACGAAATGTATCTTGCTGTCCTGGAGGCTTACAAAGGCGACGAAGCAAGGGTGCTGGAGAACGGACAATTGTTATGGATAAGAAGACAGTCAAACGAAATCTGGAAACCTCCAAAGTTATCTACGTCCAGTGGGTCGACGCAGTTGCCGACGCAGGATGGGAAGACGAAGTCAAAGCAGAAATAGATCTTTGCCATACTGTAGGATTCTTAATCAGCGAAACAAAAGATGCTCTATGTATTGCGTCCACAGTGTCTAAAGATAATAGTAACGCTAGGATACACATACCTAAGGCATGGATAAAGAAACGAAAGGTAATGAAGTTTGAAACCACAGTCAGCAAAAGCAAAAGGAAGAAAGCTACAGCAGTGGGTGAGAGACCAGATACTCCAACGATTCCCTACGCTGAGCACTGATGATGTCAGAAGCACAAGCATGGGAGCGAGTGGAGAGGATGTTCAGCTTAGCTCGGCTGCTCGTAGTATTTTTCCTTTTCAGATTGAGTGCAAGAATCGTAAAGCTATTGCAGTCTTCAAAGATTATGAACAAGCTCAGACGCATGGACTAGTCGAGCCACTCGTAGTCTTGAAGCAGAATAATAGTAAGCCTCTTGTCTTGGTGGATGCTGAATACTTTTTTGATTTAGTAAAACGTGGTAGTTAGTTACAGAAAATTTCTGCTGTATAAACTGCTACGGATTATAAGGAGAATAAATGGAACACCCAGTAAATAGGTATACATTTTTATTTATCGAAGGAGATGAAGTAGATGCACGTTATGACTTTCCTTTTAATAAGGAAGTTCGTCATGAGTTTAACATTCAAGCAGATCAGTCTTGGGACTATGTGATGCGAGAGTTTATTTCCTTCTTATCAAATATATATGGATATCAAATTAATATAAAGGATTATAATGACGACCCACTTAATAATACCAGACTGTCAAGTGAAACCTGGTCATGATTATAATTATTTAAAAGCGATTGGAAACTATATTGTTAAGAAGCGTCCTGATGTTATTATTAATATTGGCGACTTTGCGGACATGCCTTCACTATCAAGCTACGACAAGGGAAAGAAGTCCTTCGAGGGTAGACGATATAAGCATGATGTAGCAGCAACACACGAAGCAATGGACATCTTATTAAAACCACTGCGTGACTTACAAGCAAGACAGCGGAGGAACAAAGATAAGGTATACAAACCACGAATGGTATTAACACTAGGGAATCATGAGCATCGTATCAATCGTGCAGTTGAAAACGATTCGATGTTAGACGGTACTATATCTATTGGAGACTTGAAGTATGCTGAGGCAGGTTGGGAAGTTATTCCTTTTGAGCAGCCAGTTATTGTTGATGGTGTTTTATATGCCCATTATGTTACTGCAGGTGCTCTTAATCGCCCTGTTGGATCGGCAGCAGCCATTATCTCCAAGAAACACCAGTCGTGTGTTGTGGGTCATCAACAAGGTAGACAAGTTGCTTACGCTATTCGAGCAGATGGCAAAACGCTTACGGCTATAATTGCAGGGAGTTGTTATGAACACGACGAAGATTACATGGGAGCTCAAGGTAACCACTATTGGAGAGGTATTGTGGTCTTACACGAAGTTCATGATGGTTGCTTCGATGAGATGTTTGTTTCCTTAGACTTTTTAAAGAAGAGGTATTTATGAATCCAATAGCAATGCCTAAGC